TAAACTAAACTGGTCAGGTGCTAATACTGCTATTGCTGCTTGAGTAATTGCAGTGGTAGCTGTTTCTTCAACAACCTCCTTGCCCGCTTCTACCTCTGTTAGATATGTATACTTTACTGCATTTTTAATTGCAGCTTTTATACTGTTTTGAAACAATTCTCTAGACATTCCCTCTACCCCTAACTTCTCAACAACAGACAATATCTGCTGTGAAATCTCTTTATTAAAGGCATCAAGAACTTTCGTATCCTTAAATATATTTTCTGTTACAGCATTTGCTGCACCAACAACCGTAGAGAATGCGGTATTCTTAATGCCATATAATCCCAACTCCATCCCCTGCTTAGATGCATCATCAATTGAAGACGCAAAACCTACGGCAGATGCGGCAGCTGCATTAATTGCTTCGGCAGTAACTTTACCAGCTACAGCTGTAGATCCTTCTGCTGCTAGTATTCCAAGTTTAGATGCACCTCCAACTAAGGCACCACCTAATCCCCTTGTTAAAAGAGCCTGACCAACAACCTGACCTGCTAATGCCATAGATCTGTTCCACCACTGTTCCCCCGAACTCACTACATTTGTATATGACTTAAGGTCTTCTCTTTCATTTAATTCTTCAAGAGATAGTTTACCTTTTTTTTCTTTATCGTTTAAATCATTGATCCTTGCAATTGCTTCAGGTGATTGTCCAACGCCCTGTGTTTTTGCAAGCATTGGATTATTTATCAACTCCCTTGCCTTGTCTGATTCTGGACGTAACCCAACTGCTCCAGCTATACCCTTACCTGTAGATTCACCAAGATTAAACAATGATCCGGTGAATGCGTTTAATCCACCACTAATAGGTATCTCTGGTGAATATCCAAATATACTACGTATGGCTAAGTTTTCATAACCTTCTTTTTCTGGCATCCCCTCTGCAATTAATCTTGGGCGTATGGTTCTTTCGTATAACGCCTTTTCTTTTGCCGGTAATTGATTTTTATAGTCGTCTAGTTGTTGTATTGTTGGTGGGTTATACCAAAACTTATTACTTTCTTTATAGTGCTCTGCGGCAAGTCTATGTAATACATCCTGCTCTGCACCCATAGTAAATCTATCATCAATAAAATCATCATCCTTTAATATTTGCTTTAACGTAAGAGGATTTTGATTTACTGCTATTCTAATCTGATTACCCTTTTTGGCAATACTATTATCTATTACTGTCTCAGAACCTGCCTTTATTCTATTCTGGTATTGTATTGGATCTGAATACTTTAAACACTCCATTCCAATTTTGAATGGATCTGGTTTTTCTGTTTCTGTCTTATACCACTCTTTTTGGTTTTCTAGTTTTTTTGCCAATTCTGCTGCCTTTAACTCTCCAATTGCACCACCTAGTTTTGCATACTTCTCCTCAATTGCATTAAGTTCTTTATTATATGCTTCTTGTTCTGGTCTATAGTACTCTTCCTCCGGTTGACTTACCTTTGGATACTTAATCTCTAATTGTTCAATTTCTTTTCTTTTATTAGCATCAGCCTGTGCTAAATAATTTTTAACTTTTTTATCATCATAAACATCGTTTATGTTTTTAAATCCAGAATTTAATAAAATCTGTGTAGATGCATCTAATGATTTCTTGAGTTCAGGCTGTATTTGATCTTGAACTCTTTGAAAGTAATTACTGTTATTTGCAACAATTACTTCTTGTGGATTCTTTATTGCAGCAAGATTCTTGTCATTAAACTTTATTGTGCTGACAATATCTTTAAATGCAGTAGGTGCGGCTTGTTCTAAATATGTTGCATCATCACTTTCAATTGGTAATCCCTGAGTGAATTTTTTAACAATCGATGCGGTCTTCCCTAACCTAGATTGTTTAGCAGCATAGGTTTGAGACAGATCAAGACCGGGTGAAAATATATTTTTACTTGCAGGGATCGGTGTAGTATCTGCTTTAATTACTTCATTTACCCTATCACTTTCTTTAATTAAATCAGCAGCACTAAGATTTGATACCTGATCGTGTGATGGTAATAGTAATGTTAATGGAGATTGGGGAGTTTGACCAGAAATGATCGCATTTGGTTCGCCACCAATTTTTTTTTTAGGTTGTTGTGCCGGCTGTGCTGGTGGATTTATTTTATTTAAAAACGAATCAAGTGGAAGGGACTTTGAAAATGTGGTATCAATTGAATTAATCCAGCCATGCATTTTTGTAGCATAAGCCTTATCTCCCATTTTTTGTAAAAACCCTTCATACGAAACATTATTTTTATATGTTTCATCTTGCTGGTTTATCCAATCATATAGACTTTTTAGATATTTTTCGTTCATGATATTGGTGCTGGTGTTTTAGGTGCAGCCTTTGGAACAGGTGCCGACTGTGGTGCGGTATTTGCTTTCTGTGATGCGGTTTTAGCCTTACCAACATTCAACAGGTTGTTTATATTTTTATCTAACTGAACTAATGCAGATTTCCCTAGCTTAGGATCTGTATAGTATACATTGTATTTATCCCCATCTTGTACTATCTGAATATCGCTTGCAGATAGTGGAGCAACTGAACGGTCTGGATTCATTTTAGTATACTTATTGGCAGCCATTAGTTTAACAATACCGGTAGATATTTCTACAGGCAAGTTATTTACAGTTACAGGACCAGACTTTCCAGCCATTGCATCAGAAAGTACTTGATAATAATCATAAAAACCACCGGCTGACCCAGCTCCAGAAGTACTTCTTGGAAGGGTTGTATTCTCCCTGTTTATGCTTGATATGTCTGTCTTAGTGTACTCCCTTAAAAAATTACCAAGGTATTGTTTTGCTGCAATTACTTTAGCACCATCATCATTAGGATCTATATAACCTGCGTCTGTTGGCAGTTTGTTAATATTATTCTGATCAATGTAGTGGTTAGCTTGTGCATCCAACCATGATCTCATTCTAAAGTCGTTAGGTTTTTGTTGGTAATTATAGAACATGTGAAACACATCATCAGAGATTACTCCGTTCTTGTCCACCTTTAGCTGCACAGTTGGATTTCCATTCTTATCCAATGATGCCTGAAACCATGGTGGTATTGCCATGTCTGACTTTATTGTCTTGCTTGTCACACCGTTTGGATCCGTTGTAGTCTCTGTTCTAAGTTTTGATAGCGGTGCCCTTTTAATTAAATCCATCGCCAAGTTTGTGCCCATGGTATTATCAACGTATAGGCTTGGCTCCTTTTGTATTACACTAGTAATATACGATGATCCGTTCTGTAGGTTGGCAGGATTGTTAAGGTTGTCTAGAATGTACTTATTGGTAATGGCAACAAGGTTTTCTGGTTTTGCCCCGAACTGTGTTGATAGCTTTTCTATAGTATCGTATGCGTTTTTTCTAAAACTTTTTACAGCACCAGATCTTTGGTTTATATCTGCCGCATATTCTGCCGCCTTTAATTGTATATCTTGAAATGGGATCTCTTTATTCTTAACCATTGCAGACAATTGATCAACATACTCCTTAGAGTAGTGCTGTGCAACGTCAGTATCTGCATTTTGCATAACACCGATCAATTGCATTGGCAATGCATAACGCATTTTTTCATCCTGCAATGCAGCTGCTTCTTTTAGTTTTTGATCGGCACGAGCCTGCTCTGCCTGCTTTAACAGAATGTTAGTAGGATCGCTGCTGTATTGTAATGCTTGTGTTATTCCCATTAATTACTTATTTTATTCAGTTGGACCATATCCTTGTTCAAAAGGTTGAACTTGTCTTTGTACATTATATGGGATAAATACATTTTTATTGCTAGATTGTCCCTTACCACCGGCCAAGAACATTCCTGCCATGTTTTGTAGTCCTCCAAGAATAGCCTGAGATCCTGCATTTTGTAATGCCGCCTTTTGCTGTGCATCAATTTGATACTTCCTCACCATGTCATTGTACACCTTATCACCCTCACCGGTCATAGTTTGCTGGGCATTTGTTAAATTAGCTAGTCTTTGTTGATACGCCTGTTGTTCTTGCAATCCCTGCTGAAACATCGCTTGATTTGTATTTGCCTGTCCGGCAGCAGCCATTGCGAGTGCCTGTGATGGATCGGTTACGTTTCTTTGTGCTGATGCCATCATGTTTGCCTGACTGCCTAAGATACCCCTTTGTTGAGCCTCTGCGTATTGGTTTCTTGCATTTAGTGCTGTTTGTGCACCACCGAGTTGATCCTTTGCATATTGACTAACTTGGTAAGGAGTATATACTGGATTTATTTTTTTTGATTGACGCAATGATTGAATTCCCTTAGCAATACCAAACAAGCCGGCACCAACACCTAGTGCCATGCCTATCGGATTTGTAGAACCTGCTGTCCCTATTATGTCTCCTAATCCTGCCATTATTGTAAGTTATGTCCTGATGAATTATTATACCTTATGTCTACAAATTTACACTTTTTTTGTGATTGATTTGCTAAATATAATATTTGGAATTTTGCCACCTCTCCCCTCATAACATCTCCCTTATATAATTTATCCATATAATTACCACTTACATTAGGAGATAGCCTATCACGTAGTATTGGTGCGTAGTTAATTCCCTCCCGAACTGAAAAATCTCCATTCGTTGCGGATGATTCATTAAGTGTTCCAGATCTGATATCGCTACTTTGTAAATTTGGATTCTCAGTTCTTACATGTATGATGTCAGGTGCATCTCCCTCAATTCCTATGCTTTCATATTCTTTAATGTCTATACCTGTATCAGAATGCACAAATGTGAAAGACATGTCGTGATCCCTATTATAGAAATTACAGTAGGCAGAATTATTATGAACCCATGGATATCCGTCCTTAAAAGATACCAATCTATTTTTAACAATAGACATTTTCTCCGGCACATAATTATATATAGATGTAAACCTATTCATGTTAAGTTGATAAACAACTAGTCCTCCAATTCCATCATACCCATCATAGTTATTACGAACATATTCATCTAAGGTAAATACGTTATTTGTGCTTCCGGTTATAAGTATTGTTGTATTATAATCTGCAACAAAATCATTATACACTGTTCTGTCTCCATACTGTATGCTGTAGTTACCCTGAAGTCCAGATATGGTATATAATCTACCGGGAACTACGTTTATTGTAACGGGTACGCTATTTGTAAAATTATAGTTTGTAGAACTATACATGTCTGTAAGCTTAGACACTAACGGTGCAGTATTAATTCTAGGTGCCTGTAATAGTAACTCACCATTGTATGGATCAACTCCTATGTTTACCTTATATGCCAATGCGTTTTGACCAAGCTTTTTAAAGTAGTTGTACATCTTAAAGCTAGATATTGGAGATAACCCATTAGCATCATAGCTAACTAAACAACCCTTTAAGGTATCAAAGAAGTATACATTACCCAAGTAATCAATAGCACTTTCTGGATGAAGGGTGCCGAAGCTTCCCCTTAACGTGTTAACGTTTCCTACAACCCCCGAACTCTTTGCAAGGAAGGATGCACCGGTATTGTCAAACACTTGTGACTCGCCCAAATATATTGATATGGTTTCTTGTTCACCAATCGCAATCATTACGGTGCCTTCAGATTCTATCTTACTTGCAAGCATTAATCTTTGAATGCTATTCATTTCAAATGGCAAATCCAAGAAGTCAAGTGAATCAAATGAAGAGGCTCCATTATTTTGTGTGCCCAATGTAATTACATTACTCCAGACCATATTGGTCCTTTTGATCTTTTGCCCCTCCTTCACTATAATGTTTACCCTACCATTTGGCGTATTCCAATTCTTCCAATATAAATCATTAGGAGACATTGCCTCTACAATAAAAGATACGCCATTGAAATATCTAGCAGTTGCATATATATCTCCAAGTAGTGTTCCTGTTGTAGTAGAGTGAGCCCTATTGGTTAGTGTTGGATTTGTTATTTTATATAGATTGCCCTGCTCATAATAATAGTCATCAATACTAGTAGCAGATGGACTATATATTTCACATAAATTAATCTGTGTTGATGAAGTTAAATTTCCAATATCTAACAAATCAACAATGACATAATTTGAATATACATCTTTAACCTTTAAAAATACTGGAGCATCTCCGGTATATTTATAAAACTTTAATATATCTCCCTCTTGATAACTGTATCCAAGTTTATCCGTGTAAAGACTTTTTAGACTAATCGCTAATCCAAAATATGTACTTGAATATGGAACATTATTTATTTTATAACCACCAGTGTCATCTTTTGATACGTATCCATAATCATTAGATTTAAACTGTAGAAAGAAATCTGTGGTCTGGTTTTTACTAATTACTATAGAATAATAGTATGCCCAATACGGTATGTTCGTGTTACTTATTGTCCATGCTATGGCATTAGTATATGCAGGACTATCATATCTTCTGTCTCGTGTTGGAATATTTAAGCTATTGTTAGTAATGACGCCACATTTTCTGCCTGCATAATCATAATAAACTACTCCAATCTTATAAGAAGAGTTTGACTTGAATAATGGTATTCCTGATAATGTAGCAGCCGGAACATTTGTTACCGTTACTGTTTGTGCCACTGGATTAAAACTTGTATTACCTGTTAAATTTATTGGTGTCCCATCCACAAGGTCTTGTAATGCTAAAGGCAATCCAGTTATTGGATCTATTCCCGGACCAGACCAACTACCTCCTCCATTTAAATTTATCCACGCCATTATTGAAATGGCTGATGTTCCAAGATAATTATCAACAGTATTAAACTGGCTATAATCTATTGTGGTTGGATAATTTCCTTGATTGTTTGAAGGAGGTGGACTATATATTCCTGCATTTGGCCAAGTTCCAGCAGGCAAATAACTGTTTGTATAATAAAAACCATTATTAGATGTTAATCCTGTAATGTTCAATAAAAATTTAATTCTATATCTTGGAACACCTCCACTATCATAATCAAAAATATACTTAATATACCACCAATCAGCAGTTGTTGTTGTTGCTCCAGACGTTAGCGTTGTTGCTGAGGCAGTCAATGTTGTTGTTAATGGAGTATCATATCCTAGATAATTATTACCTAAGAATAATCTATTTCTTGCTATTTCTAATGCACCACTTGTAATTGGAATGGCATCAAATTGTTTTGTTGCCGTTGCATCATCTAATGAATATCCAATTATGTTATTGTAAAATCCTAATGAAATGGCTGTTGTTCCAGCATTGTGTGCAGCAAATGTAGCAGAGTCTGTTGTTCTATTGTATGACTTGATTACACTACACTTATTATCTAGTAAGTTTTTAACAATTATATCTATGCCTAATACATCTTGTTGAATTTGTTGTGTTAAAGGCATTGTTATTGTTACCTTATTATCCGTCTGTCCATTGGCATTATAGTTACAAGTTATAGAAAACGGAGATAATACACTTGTCTCATAGTCCCTGTATACAAACCTGTAAGCAAATTGGAATGCATTTCCACCAATAAAATTATTGTTATAATTACTATCTGTAGATTTAACAAATGTCAATGCTATTGCCGGAGGATTTCTTATTAGTGAAATCACGGATTGTGCTATCTTATTATTTGTTAATGGATCTAAAATGTATGGAAGAACCGTAGTTGAATAATAACTGTGGTTGAGTTTAATTCCAGCTTCTACGTTAACTCTACGCTGTTCGTTTGTGCCTACTGCCCAATACAAAAGATCTCCCAACTTGGCGATAGAATTAATATCTGCACTAAAGCTTAATCCTCCATCAACCTGTGTATTTAATAATACAATATAAATGGCTTCAATGTTTGCATCATAGCAGTATATGCCATGATTGCCATTGCTATTATAATTAAAAAAGTACAATCTTCTTTTATTGGTCTCCTCATAGGTTCCAATGGTTCTATTAAGCCCAGTTGGAAGACTATTAATATTAGCAGAGTTTAAATAGAAGTAGGCCTTCTTTACATTACCCTCTATTTTTTGCAACTCACCAACCTTACCGTTTTCACTTGTAGCAAATCGCATGTTTGTGGAATGAACGTACTCCTTTGGATCTAACAACGTGTTAGAGTCATCCATATTCATTCCCCCGATCAGCAATTTTTTTGTAAGCATTTATTAGTTTTTAATTACCGGACCATATCCACTAGACAAGCTTCTCTTAATATCATTAATATCAATGCTATTCATTCTAGCCCTTAGTATTCTTAATTGATTGTAGTATTCTTGTTTTGACATTTCAGCCTCACTCATGTTATATTTCCTAGAATGCTCCTTCATCTTCCAGAATATATACGCCTCAATTGTAGCCTGTGCGTAAGGATGAATGGCATTAGACGAATCTGTTGTCATTCCATTAGTTATATAATCCATTACTATTGTACTGAACGTATATGAAACATCAAATTGAATTTCATTTCTTTCCCTTAATACAACAAATGAATCCCTGAACGTGGGGTAATTATTAAATATTCTACCCAAGTGTTCACCCTTATCATTGATGTAGTTAGTATACCAAAATCCTTCCCAGTTACTAGGCAACAATCCGTTTTGAACCTCTACATCTCCATAAGATATAGGGTTTCCAGATGCATCATACTTGGTCATCCTGTTGTATGAATCTCTTCTTTCACCAAAAGGATAAATGTATTGACCGGCAGGATTACCTATTCTAATGTAATCCACAAAATCACATGGTAGTTTTGCTGCATGGTTTGTAGATATGCTAAGTGTAACACTTTTTACATTCTGTAAAACATCAAAGTTTAATTCACGCAAGGCATTAGCACCATAGTGTAAAAACTGTAAGTACCAATGCATTGGATAATTTCTACTTGCCAATGCATTCCTGACTATCTTATCAAGCGTTGTGGTTTTCATTAATCGGATGTTGTTTTAGCCCTGTCAGCAGGAGGTACGGCAACAAATATACTATAAACTTGTTGTACTATTTGTGCTTCCATATCTGATGATAGTGGCAAGATTTCATAATCACTAACCTTAGAAATATCAACCCCAACTAATCTTATTAATACAGAGTTTATATTTATATCTGGTAGGTTTTTAGTAAATATTATATCGCTTCCAATAACTTCATACCCAATCAATCCAGACAATTCACCTATTAAATCTAATGGCTTTACAATACCATACATTGAAGATGGTATTGGAATAAAAGGGTTATCAATGTCTGTTGTTGTTGACACATGTAGTACGCCCATGTTTCTTGGAAGAGAGATGGGAATGGATGGAAGCGTGCACTTACTCTTGGTTGTCTTGTATGTTGTTACAGGTATGCCATCATACGTGTATATCATACAGTTGTTTGGTATAGTTTCGCCATCAGGCACTGTCATAGAAAAGTATTCTGTTTTTAGTAGTTGGTTTGCAACTTGCTCAATAAGCAGCTTAATATCATTTATGTGAACACGTCCGGCAATAACAGGGTTACCCTTTAGTAACCTTTGCACTTCTTCCGCTATTTTATATTTAGTCGTCATTGTCCTTCTTGTGTTTTAGTTTGTGCAAATTGAATTACATCGGCTGATTTGATATTCAATCCGTAGTAAGATAGTGCAATACAAATTATGTTTGAAATATCAAATTCTCTCCATTCAAGATCAATGCTAGTACTAACGCCTTGATTAAAAATTTCTGTAACAACCCTATTACTTATTGTATAATTAAATTTAGGAGCCTTTGGCCTTCTGAAATAATAGTAGCCGCCACTTTGTGCAGTATTAGGGAACAACTGAATTGTATTGTTTGCAGCCATAATCGCAATAGGATCATCAATTGAAACTGGAATAATCTGACTTTCTAACCTTAATATCAATTCCTGCTCATCTAGAATTTGAACGCCATTATAAGTATTTCTACCTAACGAACTATTGTATGTTGTTGTGTATAACGACAACAGGTGCATATAATCAGATGGTAATGTAATTGATGTCTGATTTATAAAGGTTTGATTAACCTTGAATGGACTTAATGCGTCATCAATCCTTTGACTATCTCCATATACAGATAATGCCACGTTTGATGGCAACTTTGGATTGGTATGGTACTGGTTAAATAATGCAAGTTGTGCCCTATCTAGGACACTATCTATTTCCTCATGGGTAATATACCCCTGCTGAGCCTTGTTTAAATAGAATAGTATTATATCGTGTACCGCTTTTATTGTCATAGTAAAGACTTAAATATTGTTTTTCTAAAAATAATAATAAGAGATACTATTGCCAATAGTAAAAGTTTTATTTTCAACCACCTAGATTCAAAGTTTACGCCATTGTATTTTTCAATGATAGACTTATTCTCCTTTAATATTTCTAAGATGGTACTATCCTTTACCCTTATATCTTCTTTTAATATTTTCTCTAACGATAGGTCTCTAATAGACTTTGTAATGGTTTTGGTATTGTACACAGTATGCTCAGCAATGCTTGCTGTTAAAACTCCATTTAATATTTTAATTTTAGTACCATCGATTGTGGTATCAAAATCTGGACATGGAATCTTAAATGTTTTTTCTATTATACTATCCTTTTTAATTATGCTGTCCTTGGTTACTACCACTGTATCTGTTATGCAATAACCTCTCTTGATTACTTCTTTGGCAACAATATCAAGTTTTTCCTTATTATTTATTACCGATTTTACCGGATTGCACGAATAAAATATCAACAATAAAAATATCTTGCCAAGTAATTTATCTGGAGCGAATAATAATCCGACACCAATAACAATGGCAGGAATAACATCAGACCATGTTGCAGCCTTAACAAAGATGCTAACTATTGATGCTATAATTATGAGAACACCAATTATACTAGTTTTCCACGATTCTGTTACGTTTTTCATTTTTAAATAAGGCTAGTACATTATGATTATAAAATACAGATTCTAAACCATCCATTCGTTTTTCTAAGTTTTCAACCTTAGTTTTAACCTGTGCGTTTGACTCTAATAGCACCTTTACATCTGCCCTAATCTCAGTTATAAGACTCCAACTAAGGAATCCAAAGCAAGTTATAAGTCCGGGAGTTAGCCATGCCTTTATCTTATCATCAAACGTACTAGCCATATTTATTAATTAAAAACTATTAACAATTGTGCCTTTGCTAATATGGTAAGACTATCACTAGATTTAATGAACTCTTTTAATGTTTGAGTATCACTTAAATCTAATTCTAATTCTTCACTATTATAAAGTTTAGTAGCCCAAGTAAAAAACTTTAATGCATCACCCTTATTTGCATTTGCAAGTTGAGACGATAAAAGTTTGCCAAGAGTTACTGGTGATCCAGATGCATCTAATACTTCTGTGTTGTCTAATCCCTTTAGTGTTTGATTGAAATTTAGCATGTTTGATTTTTTTGTAAAGATACTAATTTATACTTAAATCTGGTTTTATTTCCCATGGCTTGACTGTTAATAAGTGGTTGATTAGAACATCGTCTGATGTTGTCCACTCATTTAACACTTCTGACGGGAATGTATAATTGCCATCTAAAAGTTTTTTGTCGTCATTGTTTAATAATCTCCAATAGGATGATCCGCTTGGGTAGTTAAGTACTAGATCTCCGTTCGTGATTTGCGAATTGAAAAATGAAATTGGTTCTGATAGATTGAATTTAATTGCCATGTTGTTTTTTTTAAGGCGTTCCAAAAAGTTGTATAAGGACTGTATTCCCATTAATTATAATAGGTAGATAATTACCTGCGGCACCAGCTGAACTTGATAATATTGACGGATTTATATGAATATCTATTGGAACTGTTGTGCCGCTCCATATTCTAAGTTGTCCACCTGTTTGAGTTGAATAGTCTCCGGTCTCAATGTATGCATTTGAAACTATATGACCTATTACATCCAATGCAGATCCTACTTTTGTGGATCCAAAAACATGTAAATCATAGTTATTATCATAGGATTGATAACTACCTATACTAATACCTCCACTTACGTGTAGTTTTGCACCTGTTGATTGAGTTCCACCCACTACTATGGTGTTACTTATTTCAGCAATAATGCTATTCCCTACCGTACTTGTGCCGGTAAATTTAGGTATGTACCCACTTGTTCCGGTTCCTGTTAATCCACCAGTTCCTGATTGCCATGCCGTTCCATTATAATAGTATGGTAAATTTGCCGTTGTATCATACACCTCTAAACCGGCAACTGGGTTTGAAATTTGACCACGCTGGGTGCTTGTCATCCTTGGTTTTAAGAATCCTTGTGTAGTACTATCAACAGTAAAAATTGATGAGGTAATATTTGTTGTAGTGCCAATTAAAACATTGCCTGTAGATGTAATTATTAAATTCTGTGTGTATAATCCTCCTGTTCTAAAAGACAAGCTGCCATTACCTGATTCTATGGCTGCTTGTGTTGAACCATTATTTGTATAGAACTGAAAGTTTACAGAATTTGTACTGCTTGTTAATGAAAATGCTGTTGACCCTTTTATTTGTAATTTAGCACCTGAATTATTATCTACTGTTTCACCAATTAATATATTTCCATTATTTTGAATCCTCATTATTTCTCCATAAGGAGATTGATTTGATAAGAATGGTATATAAGTTAATGTATTTGCTCTGATATTATTGGTTAAAACACCACTTGAATAAATATCATTACTTACAACTAATAATTGTGCAATATTTACATCTCCATTTACATCTAATTTTCTTGATGGTGATGTTGTTCCAATGCCTATATTTGTACCGTTATCATATATTAAACTACTACCTAGAGCTGAAGTTGATGTCCACTTAGGAATGTAATTTGTTGTTCCAGAACCTGTTACTCCTCCCGAACCGATTGTTTGTGTAGACAATTCACCAGAATCATTTACTACAACCATTCTAGTTCCAGTGCCAACTAATCTTGATAATATTGTACTAGTACCATTATCTCTAAATCTAATATTACCAGCACCATCTGCAATTATAATATTGTTAGATAATGTTGCTGTTGAACCTGTAATCTGGCTTCCTATAATTACATTGTTATTGCCTGAAGTTATACCGGCATAATTTTTTACTCCAATCAATATATTATAATCACCATTTATTCCAGCACCACCCGTATTATTTGTTCCTGAATATGCACCAATTGATACATTAAAAGATCCTGTAGTATTAAATAAATTTGCAAATAAACCTATTCCAGTATTATTACTGCCCGTTGTATTCCCTAACAATGCCTGTATGGAAACGGCAGTATTATAACTACCCGTTGTATTATTATCTAATGCTTCATTGCCAATTCCAATATTTGCTCTACCTGTTGTATTTCTTCTTAATACCTTATTACCAAATGCAAATAAATAATCACCCGTACTATTATTTGATACTTCTCCAATTTTTGTTGGCCCGATAGATATATTACCAGCAACCTGACCACCACCTAATCCTACATATATGCTATTAAATATAACATCAGATGCTACCTTTAATTTATATCCAGTAGTTTCTGTATCAGTACCTATTAATAGATTACCATTGTTTGTTATTTTAGCTTTTGATGTTGAACCTGAAAGCCATTGTTGTATATCACCAGATGTACTTGTTACATATAAACCTATAGAACTACCGGATTTTATATATGCCCCATAATTAGTAGTAGATTCTGAATATAATCCATAACCACTTGAACTTTTTGCGTATGCACCAGTTCCACTAGTAGATTGTGCGTATAATCCATAACTAGTTGTAGATTTTGCATATACACCATTACTACTATTAGATTGTCCGTATACACCAGTTCCAGTATTAGACATTCCAAAAACACCATAATTTGAATATGATTCTCCTTGCAATCCAATTCCATTTCCACCGGCCGCAGATCTAAATGCTAATTCATCATCTGGGCCTAAAACTGTAAATCCACTACCATCTTGGTAGTTCATTATCGTTGACCCAATATAATATTCTCCCGGATCTGTATTGCTAAAATATGGTACTGAATTAATTATAGGATCAGCTCTTACATACCCACTAACTGGATACCAAACTCCATCTTCATATTTTAATAGACTTCCAGTAATTAAATTACTTGTAGATACATCTTGTAATTCTATAAGGTTTAATGAAGAAATCCTATTATAAATAAATTCAGTTGTTGCTATTTTTGTGCTATTGTCCCCATAATCTGGAGTTAATGCCCTAGATACACCCTGAAGATTTGTAGTTCCTTCTACAACTAGACCAGCCTTTATAAGTAAATTAGTTAATACTTGCATAGTTTTCTTTTATAGGTTTTGGAACAAATTCAAATAGTGGTAAATTTTGTACAAATGCAAATTCAGGTATGTCGCATTTCATTTCCTCCTCAAAAATAAACCAATCACCATTTATATCTTCAACTGGATTAAAGTAAGTTGAGTCTAAATACTTTTGATTATATAAAATATCCCTTTGCTCTATTGTTAATTTTCCGCCTATCATTTTAATAAATATTTCGTGATAATGATGTTTGACAAGCCTGAACTATTGTGTTTAAATTTCCAACTTCGGTTGCTGACAATCCATTTCCAATCGATGCAAATGAACATTTAGCTGCGGTATATTCACTCCTAGAAGATGGCGTTTGGTATTTACAACCAATGTTTATATTATAACCTGATACCACGGTATTACTTGTTGCAGTATATGTATAATCTAGTGTTCCTCTACCATATCTCTTAAACTCAGTAGAGGCAACCCTTGATAAAACCAATAATCCTGTTTTGGTAGCATTGCCATCTCCAGTTCCATTTTCATTAGAATTTAAACATTGATATGCTCCATTACCAACTGCACTTCTTAATTCAAACTTTATACCATTATTACCACCCCCTAAAATTGAGAATAATGAACCATCATTTGTAGCATTTCTGACATAATAAGATATTGCAATATCATTTTGACCTAATGATGAGTTAGCAGGTTGAATAAATGTGTCCGCCCATGTGTTTGATCCGTTAGTTTCTGCACCTAAAGAACTATGTGTCCATGATCCATTGAAACTCAATCTGTATGCAGCATCAGTATTTGCAGGATTTTTTAAATTTAATTTGTGTGCAGCTTCAGTTCCTCCAATCATTGGCCATATTGCTAACATTTTAGTCCACAATGAATTGGATTTTAAACTTGTTACCATTGTATTAATGGCAGTTTGTTGGGTAGTATCAGTAATTGACGCTGCTGTAATGAATGCTTGTGCATCAGAATCAAAACTGCTACCTGCCTTACTTGCCGTTACACCTATTGCTGCTAATATCATTATTATGCTGTTAAATTACCAAAAACATACCATTCATCTGTTGCAATCTTAACCAAAGTTGCACCACTATATTGTCCGTTTGTTTTTAATTTCGAACTTTCACTTCTTAATGTCACCCCACTAGCTGCCGTAACTGTGCAAGCTCCTGCACCATACTGTGATATCAAGATTTGTGTTCCTATTGGAAATGCTACCGATGCATTTGTTGGAACAGTCAACGTATTAGCAGTTGCAACATTCATCTCTACAAGTTTACCATAATCACCAATAACCAGTGTATATGATGCTATTTGTCTATTTGTTGTAATCGTAGCTACAAAGCCTAGATTAGTAATGTCTGCCGCAGTTACAGCAGTATTACCTGTCACCCTTCCCTTTGTATCTAATGTTACTTTTACAAAGTTTCCGCTTGATGCTTGTGATACTGTTGCAAGTGTTGACGTAATAGCAGTTGTTCCCGATCCTGTTACATCTCCGCTTAAAGTTATAGTTTGATTTGCTGATATATAACCACTTGGATTAGATGCAGCATAAGCACCTAATGCAGTTAATGCAGCAGATGCTGAAGTTGCTCCTGTTCCACCATTTGCTATAGCCACCGTTCCACTTACATTTGCAGCAGTTCCTGATGAGGTTATATATCCATTTGGATTAGTAGCATTGTAAGGCGTAAATCCTAAAGCTGTTGTTACGTTTGCAGAAGTAATTGAGGTTAAATAAGTAGAGTTGTCATAACTTATTGTCGTACCGCTAATTTTTACAAACCCTGTGCCGTTTAAAGCTGCTTGTTTACTGTTCCAAGTAGAAGCAGAACTTATATAAGTATCTGTAATTGCTACACCATTCCAAGTGGCAGAGGTAATGCTTCCGTTATAATCAAAAGTATTTGTACTCCATGAAACGTTTGCTGGTGCTTCAAAATGTCTGTCCCAACTGCCAGCCGCTATTGAATTTGAAAGTAAAGTAACTGTAACATAACCGCCAGAAGGTATAGAAGCAATTAAAGTGTTGCTGTTATTGTTAACCGTTATCGCTCCGCTCGATTGATTGTTATTGAAAACAAATGTTGCCCCATTTTGCAAGGTTGTTGCATCTGGCAGCTTTATAATTTGTCCGCCGCTTCCTGTTACGTTATAGTAAGGTGTTGATGAAATAGTTAAAGTTATAAGTGTACCTGAAGCTGCAACCGAAGTAAATCCCGTAAATACATTGTTAGTAATTAAGTTGTAAACACCTAAATTTAAATCAGCAGTCGCACCGGTATAACTTAATTTATTGTTAAATGTTGTCCAGTTAGCAGAACTTAATAATCCCCTTACAGATGCTGATGCTGTTGGAAGATTAAATGTATGAGTTGATGTTGCACTTGTAATTGTAAAGTCTGTTCCAGTTGTTGATGTTGCAAAGATTTGTGTTGATGCTGTTAAAGCATTTAGTGAAGTTAACCCCGAACTTGCAGATATTGTAATGTCACCACTACCTAATAAACTATTTCCATTTACAGTTTTTATATTTGTGCCGCTTACTAACGTTGCCTGTTTTGCGTTTAAAGCATTCTGTAAGTCTGTTTGATTTGATAAAGTTCCGGTAATACTACCCCATGATGTTGTATTATTTACAGAAACCCAAGATGTTCCATTATAATAGTAAGGCAAATTTAAAGTAGTATCAAAAACTTCTAATCCCTTAACTGGAGATGCAATTGCATTTCTCTGGGCAGTTGTCATTCTAGGTTTTACAAATCCCTGCGTAACACTGCTAATACCAAATATAACAGAAGGTGAGTTTATAAATTGATCCGCTGCTACTTCAATTCCATAAGTTAAATTGTATAATAAAGATCCTGTTATGGTAGGTCTATCATAACTGGTATTATATACTGTAAATGAACCATTAACAACAGTTGCAGTATCTACTTCTACATATTTATTAGGAATATATTTCCATTTTGAAATTCCATCATCATAAACTAATGCTCCATAACCGGTAATTGCTTGTGGGAAAACATCTGATAAGTTATTAATACCAATAGATAGATTTCCGGTTCCAAGGATGGATGTTCCGTTGACCGTCTTAATATTAGTTCCGGATACTAATGTATTTTGTTTTGCATTCAACGCAATTTGTAAATCACCCTGATTAGACAATGTTCCTGTTATGGCACCCCAAGCTACTGATCCACCACTTCCTCCTGTGCTTTGGTATGGTAATGTATTCCAATTATCTACACCATTACCAAATTTAAATGTAAATGGAGTTGATGATATGTTTACACCTATCTCTCCCTGTGCAAGTATTGGATTTACTGATGACCAGTTTGCAGAAGTATCACGTCTAAATTGTATTTGATTTGCCATTTTATATTATTTATGCTCCCCCACCATTTATGATTTGGCTTGGTGAATATACAGCTGATGCTCCCCCTCCGTCTACACTTGTCTTTGTATTGAAATTACCAGATGCTCCTCCTACAATTACTACATTATATGCATTAAATGCAGGTGCAGCATAAAAACTTATCTTAACAGTATTTAAGGTAAGTACAACTACATCACAGATTATAAGTTCTCCGGTGCTCACTTTATATACTTGAACTTGTATATTAGTAGAACCTAAGTTATGTGTTATGGTATAATCTAAACTAGTACCATTACCAACTAATATTGAATATATGTTTAGATTTGAACTTCCACCAGTTTCTGGTAAAACATAAGCAGGTATGATTGCACCACTATTTGTGCAACTCATATTAAATAAGCTTAATAACTGTGCAATATCTACATAAATATCTGTTGTATTATTATTTCTTATTTTATCAACTATATGCGTATATAATGCCTGTGCTTGAGTGAATTTTGCATCATTACCACTGCAACTTGTATCCCGAAGTCCATCAATAAGGTATATCATCTGAGATATCGTTGGAGGAGTCATCGCACAAATCGATGTTGACTTTGTTTGCTTCTGTACTACAGTTAACCAAGAATACGTTGTGCTAGTGTATGTAACAGTAGATGTTAAACTAATTGCATAAGTTGCATCATAGAAATTACCATTATATGCTAAACTAAATGTCTGGCTTGTTCCGGTTATTGTACCCGTAGGTGTGCTTACTCCCGACCAGCTTCTTGTTATTGTACCTGTTGTAAAACTAGTAACACTATAAGATGTTGTATCAGACACATTTAAATTAGGCTTAAATACATCAAAGTTATTTTTGATAACTAAGGATGGATTGTTAAATACTAAATTAAATGATCTAGTAAAGTATGTTGGATCATAGTTATTGGCACTATTTTCCATTTGTATGTTATAAGATCCACATTGGAATCCGCCACTAGAGTCTAGTCTTAATGGTATTTCAAATACATAAACACCGGCTGTAAGATCGGGGGTTGCCCAGTTCCCTGTGCGTACATAACCATCCGGTTGTTGTATTGTAAATATGGCTCTTCTGTCTACCCCGTGCGTTGACGTGTCAGTTAATATTAACTTTGGAGTTGAAGAAGTATTTAATTGTACCGAAAAAGATACATTTGGAAGAACAGCCATGTTACAAAGTTAATTCTTTTTATCAAAATAACCCCCGAACTAGAAAGAACGGGGGGATAACCAAACAAACAACTACGAGAGACAAAGCTATTTTTTCGATTTTGATTGTATGGTTTGAAAAACCTTTTCTCCCTTTGTACTACTGATACAATAAGATAAAAGTTCATCTACATTATCTCCTCCGGTTGTACGTGATACGGTTAATATCGCCTCGTTGTTTGGCCAAGTAAACATAGACTGCTCTACGTTAAATAATATCACGCCCTTTGTTAAGGCTCTATTCAATACAGCCTTTAATGCTGCCTGTTTATTGTTTGCTATTTCTAAGAATCCTACTGGATCCCGATCTGCAAATATTTCCAATTCGTTTCTTAAGATGTCAATCTTTCTTGTATCATCCTTACCAAGTGCAGCCACTAGATTCTTAACATCATCCACACCTAAATCAACGGCAAGGTTTAATGCTTCCCTCTTAAGGTTTCTAAGTTTGCGTTCAGATTCTGATTTTTTATTTTCATCAACCTGTTCAATAATAATTTCTTTAGTAGTATCCCTGTTAGGGTTAGATGCATTAAAATTACATAACGCTAAAAAACTGTGTATCTCTTGGTCTGCCGCAATACCACCCCTTAATGTAATGTGGCACGCCTGACTTCCCCAAAATGTAATATTATGTAAACCATGATTACCATCCCTTGATACTGTCTGAATTGCTGCAATATCTATGAATTCATTTAATTCCTCATCCCATATTTGATCAATACTAGGAACATTTACACCAGATGGGAATATGTATTCATTTGGATTTGTAGGGTTTCTGCTAATATTTATTATTTTATATGTAACAGTTTCACCCTTTTTAAGCTTAGTTGAAGCTAATAATTTGTCACTAATGTTGTTAAACTCGCTAGTTTTTTTCATTGTTGGTTATTTTAAAGGGGGACTTTCATCCCCCTTATTTTATTTTAATTACACACCTGCGTAATCTTTAATTTTGAATAAATGGTTTGCACCTAAAACTTGCAATCCCTGTGTAGATTGGTAGTGAATTTCAAGCACGCTTCTTTCATTTGTTGGAACCGGAGCAAGTCCACCCAACAAAATTTCACGATACTTAAGATCAAGACCATCACCTGCCATGTATCTAACCTGAATTCTATCAAGCATTTGACCATCAACGGTTTTTTGCTTAGTTGCCGGAACACCATAGATTGCATCAGATAAACCATGGGTTGAAGTATAGTTTACAATATTCTGGTGATCAAGAATTGGCAAATACTTTCTGTGGTAAGTTCTACCATAGATTTTAAATGTATCAATTCCCAAATCAATTTCTTTTCCAGAAATATTAAACCTTGTTTGAGTAGAAATAGTAGAGTTAGTTCCAACAGTTGAAGTGCCAGCCATTGCATTTAAATAGTTATCAAAAGCAATAGTACCGGTAGATCCAGAGAATAAGAAATACTCTTGAGGAGCACGTAACTTGTTTAATGCTTTAGTTATTGTCATCAACTTATCAGTTGTTATAACACCATCAGCAGATTGAGCAGCTCCATAAGTAGTAGTATATCCATACAATGATGCATATTGATCAAGACCCATGGTAGTTGATACCGGATTTGATTCACCATCAATCAATTGGGCACCAGTTCCAGCAGGGAAACCACTATTGTTACCAGCATAGTTGTTATAAGTATTGTCAAAAGCCGCAATAGCAGAAATTTTACCAAACAATAATGCAGCAGAAATATCTCCACGGAATTTTAACAATGAATCATGCTGCCCCTTGTACATGTAGAAAGGCTTGCCCTGAAATTCAACTTCAACCTTAGAAGCCTTTTGAATATCAGTGATTTGGAATTTAGCCTTAAATGTTTGCACCTGATTTTGATACTTGGTAACTTGCCATTTTCTTGCATCTGGAGAAAGAGAACCTTCACCGGCTGCATTAGAAAAGAATGATAATTTATCAGCAGCAGTAACGGTTAAGTTTGTATTATCTACAGATTTTACAACAATTGCATTTGTGCTTGCATTTTTACTAAATAAGTATCCAACTTTACCATTAGAAAATAAAACTAAATCACCAGCATTTGCTTGTAAAAATGCAAGATTACTATTATCAGTATCAAGAACAATAGTCGCAGTTACCGTACTACTTCCAGTTACAGATAAAACAGTTCCCAATACGTATAACTCTTGGTTCACGAAGTGGTGATAAGTTGGTACAGATGTAGGGTTAGAACGACCTGTCAATTCCATTACATCCAAGAAAGAACTTTCTTCGTTTGTAACATCTAAAATCTTGTTGAGGATTTCCCTTTGGTCTAAGAACGCAGTAGAGGAAATATAATTTTTATTAATTTGACTACCGTATGAGTATGCCATTTTTTAAAAGTTTTGTGTTCACGTAACGTGAACGGTTATTTATGAACACCTCTACTTGCAAAGGCTTCTAATAATCCAGACTTAAAGTCTGATGAACTATCTGAAGGCACTCTACCCCCGAGAGGTTGACTAGGGTTTTTTAGTTCTTTTGTGACCTCTGATCTTCCAAGTGTCTTTCCATAATTAATTAGCGATCTTTCAAACTGTTCAGGATTCTGTGAGTATGCAGCTGTCTTATACCACCTTGCATAATCAATTCCCCCTTTACCATCTGCAAATTGCTGGAAGAACTTGTCATTATCAACGGTCATTTTAACAAGTGAAGTTGCTTCTGGTATTTCGTAATTGAATTCACCATCTGGAGTTTTAATTGTTAGCTTCTTGCTTTCAACAACCCTATTGGTAAACTCATCTTGTAACACCATTTTTTCAAACTCTTTAGAATAGTCTTGGTTAGAATTTACAGGTTCCGGAGCCTTAAATTTTTTCTGCCAATCTATGTACTGGTTACGGATTTTGTCCGCTTCTGATTTAAGTAATTCTCTTCCTAACTCAGAATCGTCCTCTCCCCATTCATCAGCATCTAATTTGAAACGATCTAATACTTGTTGTTTATATAGACGATCAAAGGCCTTGTCGGATAAGTCAGAATACTGTTCTCTGAGATTACGTCTCATAATCTCTTCATCTGGTATTTGATTATAGTCGACTGTCTTTGCTTCTAAATACGGAATTATGTCACCAGTCTTTTCGTAATAATCAACCAAATCCTTAATAAAATCATCCTTGAATTTATAATCAGATTGTACCGGCTTTTCATCACGAATCTCTTCTTGTTGTTGTGATTCTGGTTGTTGTTCTGTTTGTTGCTGTTCTACCTGCTCTGGTTCTATCTGCTCTGTTTGATCCTGCTCTTGCAGAATTTTAAAGTTGTCTTCGGTTATATTATTGAAATCTAACTCTTCCATATTAATTTATTTGGTAATACAAAGTTATATATAATTATTTACATATTTGACTCTTCAGGATTTTCTTGAGAAATCTCTTGTTCTGGCATTTGTTCTTGCTGCTGCTGTGGCATTTCTTCTTGTGGCATCTGTTCATTGTTAAATTCAGGCATTGGACCACCCTGAAACTGTGATAGATCTGCCGGTTCATCGGTATCTGGTTCACCATTCTTTAACTTCTGAACACTCTTTTTACCCTTGTTTTCAAGATCCTTGCTGGTTATCTTACCTGTCTGCCTTAATTGCTCAAGCTGTATTTCAAACTGGTATTTTGCCTGAAGAAGTTTCATTTCCTCCTGTTTTTCTACCTGAATTAATTGAGACTTAACCTGCATTTCAACTTGAAGTGTTTGCTGTTTTGCCTGTTCGGCGGCCTGAGATGATTGTTGTTGAACCTGTGCATTCATCTGTTGCATCTTCATTGCCTTCTCTTCTTCCTCCTTCTTTCTCTTCTTTATTTTGTATGCAAGTAATTGCTGTGCAACCTTAAGATTGTCTGTATTTTGTATAACAATTGCATCTTCGATATCAAGTAATCCACCCTGTTGAGATGCCATAACCTGTTGCTGAAGCATTTGTCTCTGATCATCCGTTGGTTTATCTTCTAAGAAAATGCCAAATTCATAAAGGGCAACCTTTGGTGATAATTTAAAAAACTTTAAACTATTTCCACCCAATGATTTTATATATCCCTGCATGTTTCCATTTTCTGCAACATCCTGTATTCTCAATATAATGTCATTTGCTAAGGATTCTAGCATATTTTTTTCTGCGGTAACAATATGATACAGTGCATTATTAGTACCCTCGTATGCCAATTTAGCAACTGTGGTTAATGTTCTAGAATCTGGAGTTGATCCATCTGTCATTTCATTCATTCCGGTAATATCACGGATCATTTGAATGTTATTCTGGATAACCTGCCAGTAGTTCATAACATCCCTGCCCATTCCATTCTCCAATTCTTCAATTGGTTTATAGTTTGTTGCACGTCCCTGCTGGTCCATCTTTCTATAAACAAGGGTACCCGTTTTATTGTATAGATCTAAAACCTTCATTGGAGAAAGCTTTTTACCACCGGCACCCAATGGTATATCCTCAAGTGCACCCATTTCAATAATTATACCCTTTGGTCTTGATTGATTGATTGCGTTCTGTAATCTGTACCAAGCAATTTGAATGGCATCTGCTATAGGTACCAGCTGTTCCATAATACCATACGCCCTCATGTCATAAAACTCGGGAGCAAATAAATGGTACGATAGTTTAGTGTCCATCAAACTTGACTTAGATCGCTTCATGTCTGTTGCCAAACCATAGTCAAACAAATGTTGTGTATCTATAATCCATTTACCACGGTAAACAACTTTGTATGCAAATCTTTCAAACTTGTCATTGTTTCTATTGCTAGGATCGTACTTTAATTTAGATACTATTTTATTTCCTCGCCTATCAACCCTATTCTCGTAAACCATTTCATTTACAGAAAAGAATTCCATGTCTAGTACACGAATCTTAAACCTATCGTATCCCTTATTGTAAATAGATAGTGATGATGGCCACTCCCTTGGATTACCATACTTACCCATTACATTTTTGGCAATGGTTTCATACTCATCTGGTGTAAATTGTTGACCTGCCATTTGCTTTAAATCAGCAATAGTCATTTCGATTATTTCGCCTATATAAGATGCATCCGTAAAGTCATTGTTTTTACAATGATTTATGATAATATTGTTGGGCTTGATTGCACGAATTTTTATGGCACCATTCGTATCAATTGATTCTTTATAACCAGCCACACCAAGATCAAACAAATCCTCCCGAACTCTATCCCTAAGCTTTGCAATTTCATTTTGTTCCATTACAAGTTTAATTGCCATCTCAGCCTCAATTGCCATGTTGTGCTTAAACGTGTAATTCATTTGCATTTCCAATTCCTCTAAATCCTTTGCCTCCTCTGGAGACAATTGAAGTGCAGGAACATCTGCCAAACTAGGATCCATTGTTTTTAATTGATCCCTTAATAAAATTTTTGCTTTGGTATTTGCAAAGTAATCCTCCGCCTCACCACTTGCAAGTGAATCAATTGGCGTTGCAACAAAATTATAGTCTACCTTAGATAGTTTTCCTAATGCAATTCTTCTAAACTTTGGAACAATAGGAATAACACTCCAGTCAATATTCAACCATGTCTCTCTACTTTCTTCATCAATTCCCATTAATGGTTTATATTTGTTAACCGATTGGTTACCCATTGCGTACTGCTTGTTTACCTCATATCTATATCGTGCATGATAAAATATTTCCCTTGGCAAATCATTCTCAAAAGAAGAAAATGCTGCCTTTAAAAATTGAAGTATCCATTCTCTACCCTTTTCACTTGCCGGTATTAAATGGGATGGAAAGTCATTAATCATTTTATACTGTTTTGTATGCTCTAAAATAGTCCTTTACTTCGTATACTTTCTCTACGTCTTTTTTGGTTACCTTAACCTGATCTCCAATTAATGCGTACCCTAGAGCCATTGCTCCGTCAAAGGCAGTTGTTTTAGATATGTCAAAGTTAAGCAATTCTACAATAATATCCTTAAAGTACAGCTTTTCATGGTTTTCATTAACGTACGCCTCCGTTAATTCTGCCATGTATTGGTGTGTTTTAGGGGATGCAGCGATGCCGGGTTGATTTCTTTCTGGAAGCCACATTAAAAAATTATCATAACACCTATCATTAAAGTAGTGCATTATTCCAACCTTCTGGTTTTCAAATAATATTTTACAACCATAGTAATGTGCCGTCTTAATGCAGTCCTCGTAAAATAATTGGACTGATTCTGGTCTGTAAATGTATTTACAAACAAACGCATTGTTATACAATCCCTGTTCAATTTCATTGTACTTCTGTAGTACCATAATGGCACCGTTAGATTTCCTACCATCTGTTGTTTGATTGTGATCAATCGGGTCAACTCCAATAATAAAATTATTATTCTTTGGGTAAACACTTTCTCCCTTCTTGTAAACCTGATTACTTTTTTCTGCTTTATCAAATAAATTAACAACTTCCCACCTTCCATTCTTTGCCGGCTCAAATAATACCTTAGAATCCCGAACGCCATTCTCCCACACAAAGTTTCCCCGTGTTGTAATGTTATCCTTCCAGCTTAATCTGTCTAGTCTTTCGTTTAGTTTCATAGAATCATAAAGACACTTGTCTCCATCAACTCTAAATGCCTCCTCCCAGCTTAGTGGTTCTTTTCTAATAATAGAGCTTAAGGCACGGGTATCATTTGCCAACAATTTTCTTTCCTCAATTATTTCATCAAACGCCATTTTCTTGTCTGCAATTCCATAAACATCATAGTATCTGGTTTCATCTGACGGGCAGAAGTACCTGTATAATCCACTCGGAGTTCTTTTCCCAGACATCGTGTATTGGTTAGAATTCTCCCATATTTTTTTAAATGCTGCACCACCCTGATCCATATCTTCAACCGTAGTGGTTAATAAACATTTCCCTATAATCTTACCCTCATCATCCAAGTGACAGTATCTAGTAATTAGATACCTGTTCCAAACATCAATGTCTGCCGTTTTACCAACCTCGTCCCCCAAGTATCTGTGAACCTTTTGTCCGTCATAGGATATTGCCTCGGATGTTTTCCAATCAATCATGGATTCCAATTCCTTCTCATCTTTAATCTTATTAGAATTCTTACCCTTAATTACGGTGTTAAAAAATCTAAGTTCGGTGGATGGAGTCAATCCCTTTGTTGTGTCATATACTGGAACAAAAAAATCCGGTAGTTTCTTAAATGGCTGTACGATTGCTTTTCTAAAGACCTCCTTGGCATCTGCTCCGGTTTTTGATTGTATTCCCGATCGGGAGTTGTTTGTTCTTGATGTGTACTCGTATAAAAATACTCCACCACGAAATGTTTTACCCTGCCGTCTTTTAGTAATCTCAACCATCCCAAAGCACTCGGGATCCTCAATGCAGTACTGTAAAAAATAAAAATACTTCCTATCTGTATCCCTATACTTAGGCAATCCTGTATCTAGTGTCCAGTAGTTTAAATAAAAATAGTGCAGTCCCGTAATATAGGTTGGTACGCCATTGTTATAAAACCAGTAACCGTTTAATCTTCGATCCCATTCTTGGTTTCTAAACTGTTCTAGCTTTGGATCAAAGTGTTCCTTGTTACCTTCCTGTTCTTCTAGTTCCTGTTCCCTTAACCTAGAATAATCCTTTGGCATTCTAATGTGCTCAAAGTACTGTTCTGATTTTTTAGTTGACCTTGAATATATAATCCTTTTTTCAATCTCACCGGTCATTACATTGTATACGTGCCCGGATTTAGGTAGATTACACTTTAATCCCTGTATCTCAACAACCGATCCTTCCTTAATTTCTTTAAACATTTGAAGTTATATTAGCAATATCTTCAGGACGCACCCTTCTTTTTTTAGATATTAGGTCCTCTAATACCTCATCTCCACCGGATAGTTCCTTATTATAACGCTGCAATCTATTAAATATGTCATCCATAGACTGCATGATTTTTGTTTTTATCTCTACCGCCTGTAGAATATCCTTATCCCTAACACCATCCACCGGCATCATTACCCTTCTGTTGTACTCGTAGAACGCCTGCTCGTTAGACACAATCATGTACCACACCATGTTGTTCTGGTACTTTAAAAAATTTGTGATTATATCCAATAGTTTTTCGTTGGGTTCGTACTCATCTCCCACTTTAATCCTAAAATCGAAAAGACTTTCAAGATTATTTTTGTCATAGTTTGCAAGTGTTGCAGCAAACTGTTTTCTTTTATCTAGTTCAGGGTAGTGTGCCTTTAAAGGGCTGTTAATGTCGTACATGAGTAGAACATACCTCGCCATTTTATCCTCACACTCTCCAATAATGTGTACAAGCTTTGGGTAAACATCCGCCAGTTTTTTCTTAACGAGTGGATTGAATTCCATTCTTGACAATTCTTTTTCTGAAATCATTGGTTTAATATTTTTTCTAATTCCTCTGCACTGCACGCAATAGAAAACTCTAATCCTGTCTTTGTAATAATAATACACGTTGCATCAAATCCCTCTAAAATATCGTTGGTATTGTAAAAACACTCAATACTAAATGGATTTATTTTAATATCATAAACGATTGCACCGGCTGTTTCAATGTTGTAGGCCTGAAGCGTAATAAATCTCGAATTCATTTTAAAATCCCCCAATTGTTTTTATTTTCTAACCTTTGATTTCTTTCTGATACCCTTACGCTTGTTTGTTTTGAATAAGGGAAAAAATACCAAGACCTTTCTTGAATGTTATAAACAGCATAGTAGTCCACGGCTGAGTTATAATTTCTTCTAAGAAATACCCTAAACTTTTTATCCTTATTACCAATGCACTTTATCTGAATTTTTAATAATTTTTCATTTACCTCAATAACCCTGTCATAGTCGGTATCGCAAATTGGCTTAGAGGAATTATAACCCCTTAGCATGCATTCGCTATCAAACAATGACTCTGCAAATGATCCCGTATTAATATTATTCATACTTATATAAATAGGCATCCTCAAACTTTAAGAATGCATTTTCTCTATATGAAACGCCTCCATTACAAGTTGATTGTGTTTTTGTTACTGCACTTTTGAACTTGTCTACATTCCAGATGAGTAGATTCTTTTCATTGAGTACATTTACAATAACATAATAAGGGACGCCAAATAATTTACCTATTTGAAGTCCCTTTTCAAGCTTTTCTCTTGTAATTAAGTAGTCGTTTTGTTTGATGTATTCGTTCGTTAGCTTGACACTACCTGCCTTGTCTCGGCATTTAATCTCACCTACTGCACACAACTTATTATCCCTAGCTATTAAAACATCTATCGGACAATCGTCTTGGTGAAATGAGATTACTGTGTAGTCAAGCCTCCTAATTATTTCTTCGGTTTCCCTTTGGTGCCTCATGTATACTAACCCCTTATCAGTTAGGCAATCAAGCATTCCTTAGTATTTTATTATAAAATATATTAAAAGAAAAATTCCAAAGCAATCCAAGAATAAAGAACTCCCACCAGTTTCCATTAAAGGAAACTATGGCAAGGCAAATGTTTACAATCATTGCGGATTTAGCTAGGTGCCATGCATCTACCCTGTACTTGGTATAGGGAAAGAATGTTGCAAACTTCCAGCTTACATTTGGATTCCAAAACTCTTCATTCTTATTTTTAAAAACAGAAGTACTAAAGTGATGGGTTAGTGTATCCATGATTGCATTAAATATTGCTGCAATTGCTAAGAATATATAACTCATCTTTCAAATATTGCAATTAATAAAAACAATGTGTATACAAAGAATGTAAATGCAAACAATTGAAAGAAAAATGTTTTAGAAAATTCTTTAATTGGTCGGTCTAACAACTGAATAAAAAATGCACTAATTGCTGCTAACAATGCTGCTGCAACAAAGCACAGTGCGTAAGAAAGTTCTGTAAATTCACCAATCCAAGCAAGTGCTACAATAGAACCAATGAACGTAATTCCCATTAATAAACTTTTCATAATTAATATTTAAATAGATAAAAATACTTTAGTTTTCCAACAGATTCCCTGAACTCTCCGGCAATATTGTTAATGCAGGTGTCCTTACATTCAACCGCTACCTTGTCAAAGAAGTCAGATAGTGACAATGCATCGGAAACAATATCAGAACCCATTTCTAAGATATCAGATTTTGCCACCTTAATGTAACCCATGCCCAACATGTACTCAATAAGCCTATCCTTTATTTCTATAATTCCCTCGTAAAATTCACCAAGTGCCTCATGCTGAACCAACATTCTACTGTCCTCGTGGGCCATGTGTGCCTGTTCTGCTAATACGTAGAACTTTCTAACTAATAAATCATACTGTTTCATGTATATAAATTAAATCGTTAATTGACATTGTGTAGTACTTTTTACCCTCAATTTTATTCTCAAACATTCCTATCTCATCAAACTCAACAATGGATCCAACCGGTGCTTCTGCATGGTTTGATGCGTGAACCCTTCCTTTTGTTGATAGTTTTTTCTTGGCAATCTCTGGAATAATTAAAAACTCAGAGGTGTGCTCTGCATCAATTGGTTCAATAATAACATAATCACCACACGGATGAATAACTCCATCCCTTACTGTAGCAATTGCATTAAAATAATCAACCAATCTATAATCTTTCCCCTCATGCTCAAGAAGGTTGTCGTTATCCGTGACAACACCATAATGAAAGTAAAGCTTATCACCAACCTGCACGTTATAAATAAATCCTTCATACATTACTGGGTTTACTTCTGGAACCGAGTGCACGATACCGTAGGGTTGTGCATTCCATTCCGGCTGGTAACTTGAATCAAAATAAATTTTTCCGCCATTAAAATCTAACTCGTCAATATAATTCTTTTCTAGCGTAACTATAATCTTTTTAATGGATCTCATTAACAAAGTTTGTTGTGGTTATCAAAATAAAATTGTGGAGATTCTACTTCACTATCATAAAATTGACCGATAGCATCGCAAATAAATTCCCCGTGAATGTCATTTAGTAATGCCACCAGCTTAACATCCTTACCATCAAGCATGGGTAACAGCCAGTCGTAGTAGTCGTTGTTGTTAACCACGCTATCAACGAGTATGATATTCTTGTACGGTAGCGTTGAGATCAAGTGCTCCGCCTCCTTAATGTACGGGTGAGGAGTTTCATCCTTAACGGGTACGTCTAAGAAGTAAAATGGTAGGATTTTATTAGAAATACCGTGAGCAATGTGCATTGCTGCGGTGGCACTATAATTAGGGAAAACCGCTATAACACAAGTATCGCTCGGCTGACGGGTGGGACCAAGCTGTGCTATAACGGTTCGTATAAGTTGGTATTCTTTGTCTCTTGTTATTAACATTTCCATTTCCTTAATGACTTATTTATTCGGCTGTTTGGATCTTTTGCTACTTTTGCACTTGTATTTTCCCTTTTCATCCCCTCCATCCGGGCACAGAATTTCTTCTTTCTTGGACCACCCTCAGGTTGTGGGGGCTTTAGGTGTCCGCCCGTTTCTTTATTGTAAGAATCTCTTCCCTTCTGGTTTAACCCTCCGGATTTATTCTTACCCTCTTTCCTCTGCCAAGCCGGTGATTTAGCCATTCTTTTTAGCTTTAATCTTTTTTTCTTGTGCCAACATTTGTTTGGTTGGCTTTTTACCAGAGCCCTTATTCTCTCTTATTGAATCCCAAAGACCGTGCGGTGATTTTGTACCATCCGCCCGTTTAATCATTTTTGCCATGTCTTCCAAATGTTATATTCTGTAAAACAATTATGTCCTTATGTGTAAACTGCCAAATTTCTCCGTTATTAAGAATAACAGTATAGATCGTATCTGTTTCGTGACCGTACTCCGTTACCAACCAAATTACACCGTTACCCTTTGGAGTCTTCACATCAACCCTGTTGGCAGGTTCAAAGATCATTTCTTCTTCATTGGTTTCTTGGTAGACATTTTACCAGTCATTTTGCCAGACATTTTCATGGATTTCTTTTCCATCATCTCTTCCATTTTCTTTGGCATCGCCTTGGTGTACTTTTCGCCTTTTTCTTCGTTTTTCATATTTGCTTCATTTTTTTGTAATGAATATCTTTTAGGTAAACCGTAAATTCTTTTTTATCTCCAAACTCAACGTGACACTTTCTACACAATCCCATCAAGTTTTCTATCCTATCCTTATCCTTAGTTCCTCCCATCCCCCGGCAATCTATGTGGTGTATGTCTACTGCCCTGTCTCCACACACTTCACACGGAATAAAGTCATCCATCACATAACCAAAGTGCTTAAAGTATATTTTAGTATAATTTTTCATCTTGAGATAAGCAATCCAGAACCCAATTGGGCACACCCCCCTTTCCCCCCGTAGGGCTGTTTAAGGTCGTCCATCCTATTTGGTGGCATCACCTGTGAGAGGATCCTCAGCCTTAAAGCCTGTCGACCTGTCTCTTCCATCTATCGATGAAGTCTCTCCGTCACCATTCACTCTTCTCTACCCGTCATTGGCCCCCTTGATACTATCTCCATGTGCCTCCCATAGACATGGGAATAAATGACCTCACAAATATACGACTTAAATTGATACTTGAGAATAAATTAATAACATAAAATACAATTACGAAATAAAACTATATTTGCAAAAACAAGTTATTTTTTAATATGAAAAATTTAATGGGTTGTGTGAGCGAAAAGAGTCGGGGTAATATATTAGATCATACCCTTGGGCGAGCCGATGCGAACCCGAAAACGGCAACCGAGTGGGCATCAAATCGGCAATTCCTAAATCGATTTAGTCACATCTGTATAATGCACAATTATACATTGACAATCCCAAAACCTGCTCCCATCCTGCATTGCAGGTGTATGTGTGCCATTATGGTAAATGGAATTGCAATAAATAAATGAAATCGGGAATGCAAACGGATGCAGGCAATCTGCCCTGCTTTCTACCCTTCGCCCTGCCCTGCTCGTGTTACTTCCTAAGAGAAACAACCACCCTACATTTATCCATCTATACACACCACCTACAGAAATGATCATCGATAAATATGTTCTCCTTTTCCCTCAAGCCCTTAAGGTGGCGTGCAAGAAACTAAACCTTCCTACACTCAAACAAAACGAAATTCAAATTATAATTGCCCTTAAGCGATTGAAGATAGGCAGGCAGGCAAGCCTATATTATTTCCTTCTATCCATCCATAAGATAGAACGTTCTACTATCACTACCATCCTACACGATTTGCAGGATAAACAACTTGTTACCCGACAAGATAATCTCTACTCTCTCTCCCCCCTAGCTATTGACCTACTCTCTCGCATCCGAAAGTATATGATTCAATTTCGCTTCTAACACCCTACATATATTGTCCCCCGAACTGCAATACCCTGAGAACAGGTGCACGTCAAGTTTACTTTACATTTTGGCATCAAACCCTTTGCCACACTGCATTTGAGTAGTGTTTTTCTTTCATCCCATCCAAATTTTTTGACCCAGCGTTTCTAAATCGTTTTAGCCTACACTATTACTTTCACACAAAAATTAATTCTACTGACAATTTTTGCCCTTTTCCGTCCAAATCTGTGTTTTTTCAAAAATATTTTAAAATTTTTTTAATCTTCTGTAATCCTTAACCATAAAGGCTTTCAGCACATTCCATCCATCCCCGAAAAAAATTATTTTTAAAAAAATTTGGTGGGAATCAAAACCCGCCGTAATATTGCAAAGTAATCGAGACGCAGATGTCTCACCGCTCTTTCACTTGTTGTCCCCGAAATTACTCCCCAAAGTTACTCATTGGAGTCGCTCCGTAAAGCGATGCTCATTAATCGATGCCGATGGAAGGGAAGGTTCAAGAGTAGGTTTCCCCCTCACATATATAGTAGATTTATCACATATAGTTAGTGTAGTCCTGAGGCTAAGGGGGTCATAAAACATTCCCTAGATTGGTTTGCAAATTTCGGTTTGCAAGGCGGTTCGATTCCGCCCTAGGGAACTTAAATTTTAAATATGATAACGATTAAGGCAATCAACAAGAAGTATCAAAGCAAAGTTAACAAAGCAGTTAGGACGTTGTTAAACTACAATCATCTTAACGATGTAAGAGATAAGGCAGATAGCTCAGACGACAAAACGAGCTATCGAATTGCAAACAGAATGTGCGAAAAGTTATTCGATACATACTTAGAAGTATGTAGCGAGTTACCTAAAAGAGAAGTTGCACAGATTGAGAAAGCCTTATACTAGATTGGATGTAAGGGGGTTCGATTCCCCCTCTAGTAACTAAATTTATTATTTATGTTAGAACAAATTATGGAAGGTTACAGATTGAATGGTGGTATAACAATCAACACCAAGGGCGAACAACCAACAGAAGGTTACATTGTTTCACCCTTCAAGCACCTAGAAACCAAGATAGATGTTGAATTGTCTTGGGAAGAAAAGCAGACTGAAATTTCTGCATTCCTTGAAAGAAACAAGGAAGTTTTAGAAACGGACAATGTTTTTTTCGGTGCTTGGTACGAAGGCATATACATCTACCTAGATGTTTGCATCTGTTGTTCTGATTTGAAATTTGCAAAGAATATTGGTAAGGCTTTCCAACAATTAGCTATTTGGGATGTAGCTAATGGATGTGAGATTAGATTGTAATCCCCCGAGCTCCGATGGTCGCAAAGCAGTTCGATTCTGCTTGGAGCTCCTAAATTTTTTATTATGAATTATGTTCAAAAGTTAGTAGATGTTTTAGAGCGTGGTAACGCTTATAAATCGGAGTTTTTGAACGGCAAATTGTATGTCGTTGAATTGAAAGAAGAATTCGGAGACAATGGCATTGAGTTGAATCAGTACTACTGCTTCACCTTACCATTCGAGAACGAATCGGATGCCGATGAATGGTTTGAGCGTATAAGCAATTCAGCACTAGAGGTGTCGGGTCAACGTGCTAAAATGTCATCGGGCGAATGGTTGCCCTTGGTTGGTGCGATGCTTCGTGATGAGCCATACACAATTACCAAGGAATTTGTGAGAGATGGCAAAAAAGTTCAGCAGTGTTACTTTGGAGAGCAGAAATTTGGCTACAAGGTAGGAGGGCAGTGGTACACTCCCGATGCTTTCCACGAAGGTGGAACACCATTTTTGATTAACTAGATTGGATGCAGGGCGGTTCGATTCCGCCCCTAGTTTCTAAATTTTTTATTATGATTCTTAGTATTGTATTGTCCATCACATTGTCAATCACCCCCTGCAAGGGTGTAACGAAGTCGGGAGAGCCTTGTAAGTCAACATTCGTTAACAAAGAAACCGGTTATTGCCGGATACACGACCCCAACGCCCACCGGTGTGGGGAAATGACGAAAGCCGGTAAGCCTTGCCAAATGGTAACGAAGGAAGGTGCTTGTCGCAATCATCAGAAATAGAAATCGGGCGGTGAAATTCCGCCCTTTAATTTGTAAATTATTAACTATGCATATATTCATTGAGTTTATTAAAGGGGAAATGTCCCCTCCCATTGCCCTCAGAACAGATGCTTCAGCCAAACGTTTTTTCAAGGCTTACCTTGAAGAGTACTTGGGCGAAGAGCACGGCATCGACATCGATAGCGATGATGCCGACAAGCAAGCAAACCAAATGTTAACCGCTCGGGAAATAAACTGGGTCAAAAAAATTACGTGTGAATAAACCACTTGTTAGACTAGTTATTTATTTAATCATCGCCTGCATCCTTATTGGATTAGTGCAGGATAAATATTGTTTATGAAAAAGTTAATCGTTTTAGTGTTTATTTGTTTATTCTGCACAAGTTGTGCAAGTTATGTTCAAGTCGGACATTGCAAGTATTATAAACCTCGCCACCTTTCCTCTAAGGGTGGTAGAGGTCCGATAGGCTTTTAACCCAAACCCATCGGTTTAGCCGTGGCATTCGATTGCAAATGGGTTCTAAAATTTTTAGTTATGAAGTACGCAATAATTTCAACTTGGAATGGCGAAGGCTATTCATATCAGAACGTCCTAGATTGTATTAAGGAGTTCGCAACACCCTTGGAAAGGGATTCCTTCTTGGTTAGCAAGTTCGCAGTGAGCGATATCCTTCTGAATGAAGACAATGACGATTCATCAGAATTGTCTGATTGTAACTTCAGTTATCAATTTAACAATGACCAAGGGTCGTGGCAAGCCTTAGAAATTAAGCCCAACTCTTATGGGATTGTTATTCTCACAAATATCAATCACGCAGAAATTCTCCCTACAGAAGAGTTTAATGTTCTCCTCAATGAGGCAATCGCCCAAGCCGACCCCGAAGAGGAAATAGAGTTCGAGGAAGGTAGTTGTTTTATCTCTGCATATAAGGGAGATTACGACTATCAATTCATCCTACTCTAATTCCCCCGAACTGCAATGGTTGCACGATGGTTCGATTCCATCGGCAGTTCCTAAATTATTTACTATGTTAACAGAAAAGCAATAGAAGATTATCAACAATCTTAAAGAGTGTTTCTTAGAGCACAACAAATTGACCCCTACAGATTTTATGGGTATTAAGGAATTCAACGAAAAACGTAAGGCATTCGTTGAAAATTGTAAAAAGTCTGATGACAACTTTAGAAAGTTGTTACAAGAGCAATTAATAATTGACCAAAAAATTGCTCAAGAAACTTTAAACCCATTAGGATTTAAGGTGACACTATATGGCAGTTATGGTGACAATTTTCTTGTTTTAAGTATTGGTAAAAGAGAGATTTACTTAAAGTATCGTTTTTGGACAACACACAATAAAGAGTATGGTATTGACTTTATTTATAGTATTGGTATTGAGCGTGGTAATTCAAGTGCAAGAGATATTAAAAAGGCATTAGAGAATGCCTACGATGACATCAAAAAGGCTTACGTTGAAGCAAACCCTTAGACAATCGGGCGGTGAAATTCCGCCCTTTACTTTGTAAATTATTAACTATGATAGAAATCACGCCCAAAGGGTACGGACATTGGAACGTAGACATAATGTACTACGGCAAAAAAATAGGCATCACATTGGACGATGCCAAGTTAATCGATGCCATCAGAGATGGCGATAAAGCTTCCATCAAGCTAGTGAGGAAATGTATAATTGAACTCCACAAAATTTGGTGGTCGTGCTGATGTGTATAATTGTTCTTGGAGGTATTATAGTTGTTGAAACTATCTATATCCTTGAACTGAAACAACAAGCACGTGAACTTTATGACGAGTATTGCGAACAAATTAAAAAAATTACCGATGGAGAAACTAGTAATGATTTTTAGGGATGAGGTCTCAGCAAGACCTTACAACGTCCACAACAATTCGACCTTTAATGCTGATACCATTTCTGCCACCTTTGGAGATGCAGGATGCGTCCTTATCACCCTTAAGCAGTTAATCGATATGATTAACGATGGTGAAGAAATTAATGGCTATTTAATCACCATAAACTACAAAAAATGAGCAATCCAAAACAACTCAACTACACCCAACAACTAGAGCATCGTATTAAGATGATTAAGGAAGACCTTGATGTAATCAATCAGTTTATAACTGAAAACAATTTGGAAGAGATTTTTAAGCGTAAAACACATACATCTGATGATGCCTTCTGCAATCTGCATAATATTGAGATTGCGTGCGATTTAAACGACTCAGAGAGCCTATCTTGGGGTTCTTGGGGTTAGTTCCCCCGAACTGCGATGGTCGTATGAGGGTTCGACTCCTTCAGCAGTTGCTAAATTTTTCACAATGGTATACTACATCAATTACAACAAGGCAGAGATGACAATCTTTGCAGATTCCAAGGACTATGTATTCGACCTAAATGATGGGGACATTGGTGAATTTTGGCATTCATTTGAACACGATGGAGAGGTGTTCGATGTTAATTATCACCAAGATTCAGCAGACCAAGTGCCATCCGTTTCCATCTACAAAGTAGAACACAACCAAGTTTTGTGGGAAACCTGCACACCATTGGTTGGATGGACAATGGGCAAAGCGGAAAATTATTTTAACCCAGTAGATGTAACCCTTTCTTGGGGATTGTTTTATTAAATTTAAATTTTATGAGTTATTCATTTTTTTTGTTCAGTAAGTTGTACGACCTTTATTTTCCATCAGAAATCCCCTACGACCTTCTGCATACAGAAGTATGCCAAAGCTTTGAGGATTTTATCGCTTCGCCCTACAATGTGGAAGACAAGAGCGAACACGATTGTATGATTGATTACCTTTCTTTCTGCTCGGACATTGCGAGCATTTAACCCTAGATGGTCAATAGTGTGGTTCGACTCCACACTAGGGTCTAAATTTTTTACAATGATAGATTCAATTTCGGTTACATGGACTACGGAAGACATACAAGATAGGGCAGATGTTATTGGAATAAAAATAACGCTTATTCAAGCAATAGGTGTTTTGCATTACTTAAAAATAAACCACGATGCAAATGTTGGTATAAATTGGAGCGTAATTGATGACGCTATTAGGTCTTTGTAAGTATCACACCCATCGGTTTGGCCGTGGCATTCGATTGCGAATGGGTGCTAAATTTTTTAACTATGGATATTTTAAAGTCAGCATTTAGTGGGTTGCAAGTTGCAGACCCTAAGAACACGGAAGCGGTAGCAGATTTATTGGACAAATTTGGATTGAGATGGGACGTTGAAAAACAACCCCTATTCTTATCCGATGGCACGGAAACTCCTTACAAGGCGGTGGTAAGGATGGACAACCTCCAAACCTTGCAGACCTGCAAGGATGGGTACACGCCTTATCAGAATTCTGAACTTGCCGAATTATTAATCCGTATCTCAGAAAAGACGGGTTACACCATCCACTCGGGCGGAGAGTTCAATGGCGGTGGGAAGGTCTTCCTTCAACTAGCCACGGGTAATGAGTTGAACGACTTGGGCAAGAATCGTACAAGGGTTCAAGGTTACGTAACGGGTATTAATGGTCACGATGGAACGACCTCTTTGAAGTGGGGTTCGGTTAACATCACCATCTGTTGCAAGAATACCTTTGCGAGTGCCAAGAAGGCTTTACAGACCTCAGCAAGGCACACCTCTTCCATCAAGGACAGAGTGGAAATTTCCCTCAAGGAAATGGGTGTGGTTGCCAAGCAAGAGAAGGCTATCTTCGACCAATTTCTCAAGTTGTCCGAGATTGCAGTAACCAAGGACAACATTGTCAAGGTTGTTAAGGAGGTAACGGGAGTTGACATTAGCACTACCAAGAACGATGTCTCAAAGTACGCTGAGAACAGAGCCAAGCAGTTAACCGAATCCATCGCCACCGAGATTAATCAGAAGGGCGAAACCCTTTGGGGATTGTTCAGCGGAGTTACTCACTACACCTCACACGTTATGCCAATCCCGAACCGAGACAACGCTCGTTTGGAAAGCAAGTACGTTGGAAGTGGTGCTACCATTGATAACGATGTGTTGTCCTTATTGCTCAACTAAAAGTAAATGGTTCTTGAGGGGGTTCGATTCCCCCTTACTTTTCTAAAATTTTTATTATGATTAAATCACACGATGTCCTTCAAGTTGCAAAACAGATTGAAGTAAATTTGACCCAGTTAGAAGTTCAGTACATTTTAGAGGCTTATCCGTACATTGAAAGCCAATTAAATTGGAGCGAGATTGTAGAGAATCTCATCTATAACATAGAATCCACCAAGGAATTGGCACAATGCCTCAGAAGAGCAAAGTACCTTAAAAACACGCTGAGTTCAAGAATTGAAATTTATTAAAACAAGGGGTGCAGCATCCTACACTGCAAATTATATGCTAGTAATCGCTTACGTTTTCCCCGATGGGATGATAAAACTTTATAGAGAAAAAAATGATGACTTTGTGGCAAAGTGTAAGAACGATGCCGAGTTAAGAACCTTACTTAAGACTAAGAACATCATAATCGAAAGAATAATAAAATTGGAGGGGTCATTATGGACAGAAGAAGGGAAGTAAACAAAATCGGGAGGCAGATTGATATCTGCCTTTCCGATTTAAATCGCATGACCAAACCACAACGAACAAAAAACATCGAGGCATTGAGGGAGGTAAATCTTGAACTCATTGACCTCATAAATAAACTTTTAAATGATAGAGATAGACTTTCCAAGGCTAGTCAAAACCATTAAGGACAAGTACAAGGTTAATGTGACTACAAGAGGTAGGGCACACGTTATAACACGCTACAAGGGTCTTGCCTATGCCGTGATGAGGTTGCATTTCGAGTATACCCTGCAAGAGATAGCCAACGCATTCGAGGTTGACCACACCTCGGTAATGTACCACGTTAACCGCCATAAAAGATTGATGGACGAGGTTCAGTACCACGACACCTACGCTTTTCTTGTCAAAGAAATGGGCGAACCACCAATATTGGATGTAGAAGAAATTAAAAAAACAATACGATGTATATCAGAAATGGCATAATTTATGAGAAGATAGTAGTAGATGGCAAGACCCAACGGGTCAGCACCGGCATTAAGAAAGTGCCGGATTTGCCGTTTAAAAAAATGTACCTTGGAAATTCTGCACGAGCAAAGCGGTTGAATGAGGAATTGTTCAGCCACGTTTTAAAACTTAAGGGTCTTCCCGTAGAGGAAGAAACGGGCGAACTTCATTTGCTGATGCAACGGCACGTGGAAGAGATATCCAAGGGCATCACGCTGAACAACAGAAACCAAGTATTCTCGGCATCGAGTATTAAGACCTATCGCTACGTGGCAGACAAATTTCGAACATTCGTTCACGCCAATCACCCCATCGACATTTATAAGTTCGATTTATCGGGGTTAACACCGCAGAAAAAAAAGGAACGGGCGGACAGATGGAATAGTTACTTTTCTAGTTACAAGAATCATTTGATTGCACAAGGCTTGAACCACAAGTCTGTATCGGAAATAATGAATATGACCTCATTGCAGGCTAATTACTGGGCTAAAAAATTATTTGTTGTCATTCCATCCATCCAAAGGGAAATGGCAAGCAAGAAGCAGATAATAGTCTTATCACCGGAGTTCATCCCTAGGTTTATAAATGATACTGCCCTATATGAAACGTTAACCCCCGAACTCAAAATGATTTGGGAGGTGTCTGCCACAATTATGTTTAGCACGTTGCGTATAAGTGATGTGCTAGCACTTCAGCCATCCGACTTCACGTTTGGAGAGGAGTGCTTTCTTAATAAACTAAATAGCAAAACCAAGGAGATGACATCCCTTCCCGTTCCGGATGTATTAAAAAATATCTACGCTAAGAATTGGGCGAACGGATGTATTTTTAGCACTCCGGCAGACCCTAATGTTATCTACGCAAACATAAGGGAGTTGTTCAAATTGTATAGTGAACTGCACGTAAATAAAACCGCCAATGTTAGAATGGGTAATGGGCAGTACAAGACAATTACCAAGCCATTGTACGAATGGGTTCATCCACACTTGCTGAGGAAGTCTGCGATAACATCTATGATTTACCACGGCATTTCTGTGAACCATATTAAGCATGCATCCGGTCATAGCAAGAATAGTTCCGCCTTCAATGACTACGTGACCGTGGTGGATAAGTACTTTAAATCCGACTTTAAGGGCATGTACGAAAAAATTTATTCCAAACATATTGATTAAGTATTTAAATTTGAGTTATGTATTACAAAGAATTATCAAACAAACTACAACGCAAAGTACCCTTCCAATGGAGGGTGCAGTCTAGGACTAAGGATAAGAAGAAGGCAATGTGTTCGGCATATATCGATGCTCGTGATGTTCAATCCATATTGGATGAACACTGCGAGTACGGATGGTCTGTTGAATATAAGGAAATTGCAGGTTTTATTTTTGCCGGCATCGGAATTAATGACGATAATGGGAAGACCATTTGGAAGTGGGAATGTGGTCAAAGAATTGAGGAGAATCCTCAAGACCAAATGTATGACCAAGCCGGTAAGTCTGCATCAAGCGATGCCTTCAAACGTGCCGCAGTAATGTGGGGAATTGGTCGGTTCTTGTATGAATTGGAAATGGTATCCCTTCCGTGTGATGATTTTGGTAATGTGGTAGATGAGCAAGGCAAAAAGGTGTGGGATTTGACCAAGCATATAAATAAGTTGAAAGAGCCGTTGCCATCCTTGGATGATACTAAACTAGAGGCTATGCTGAAGTTCATCTCAGAAGGCAAAATCAAGGAAGTAGAGTCTGCCATGACTAAATACTTCCTTACTAAGGGGCAAGAGACAACAATCCAAAACGCAATTAAAACGGCTGGCGTTATATCAGCATCTAAGAAATGAGTTTAATATATACAGACGTAAAAAATTTAACAGAAACGGAGTGGCAACAACTCCGTTCTTCTTTTGTCGAAAGGGGAATGGTAGGCGGAAGTGATGCCGGTACTCTATTAGGTTTAAACAAGTACAAATCGCCCATAAATCTGTACTACCAATCACTTGCTTTAACTAGTCTTCCAAACAAGATGAATGGTGCAATGCTCCATGGCAAACAACTAGAATCCTATGTAGCCGGATGTTGGCAGTATTGGGATGGGACAGAAGAGGGATGGGTTGCCAATACCTTAGCAAATAACAAGATTAAGACATATCGTAGAGTTCGTTCAATAATTGAAAACACCAAGTATCCACAGCTGTTTGCTAACATTGATGGTAAAATCACCAAACATCCAATCTATGGGAAGAAGTCCGGAGTGCTAGAGATTAAAACAATCTCTGGCTACTCTTCGGACAATTACGAGGGAGGTATTCCTCCATCCTACCTTATACAACTTCAGCACTACATGTTGGTGATGGGTTTGAGTTGGGGGGAGATTTGTTACCTTAAGGATGGACGTGATTTGGATTGCCTAACCTTTGAAGCGGACAAGGAATTGCAGGATAGAATCATTTATGAGTCTACACAATTCTATAACAGAGTCCAACATGCTAAAGAAGAAATAAAGAACGGCAAAACCTTGGACGAGAAGTTTCAAATTGCATCCCAATTTGAACCGGATGCAGACTCTTCACAAGCGTTTAATCATTTTATATCTGCAAAGCACAAGGCTCGGGAGGTAGAACTATCTATTCAAGGAGATTCCACCCATCAAGAATGGGCAGAGCAGTATGTTAGGTATAGTGAACTTGGCAAAAAGATTGATGAGCATAAAACGCTTTATCAGAATAAACTTAAACAGGTTTTGGAGAAGGATGGTGCTACCAATTTAATTCTCCCGAACGGCAAAATTACATGGCGTAAACAATTCAACGTAAAACTATGAGGAAATTAAAAGACCTAGAGCAGTTTATGAAAGCCCAATTTATTTGGGATAAGGATGGCAAAAGATTTGGAACGAATTTAGATATGGAGGGTTCGAAAGAACTAGCTCGTAATATTTTTATTGGTCTTGCCACGATTTATGGATTCAAAAAAGAAGATATAATTGATTACATAGATTGTGGAGAAGATAGTTACCACCACAAACTTGTAAGTTTTGTAGAGTTATATTATTCCGGCATGCTATTGCATGAGCAGGGCTTGTGTTCTGATGATGCCACCATTCAGCAGAAGGTATTCATCAAGACAGGACTGATTTTAAACGCCATTAAATGGCAAACAAGGAGAGACCAAACCATTAAAGTAAAAAATTACATCGATGACTTCCGTAATAAATCATGACGTTAGAAAAGCCATGGGTATTTCTTCTGTCCATTTTTTAGTTGCACAAACAATAGCATCCTATACATCGGCAAACATCTCTATAGATGAAGGTAACATAGCTGAATTTCTTGGATTAACACAACGTGCGGTAAGTGTATCAATAGCAGAAATGCTATCATGTAGTCCAACCATTCTTATTAAGGATACCTTTGAAAGATTGGTATGCACAGAGTACTGGTACAAATCTCAAGTCGTTCCTCCAAGTTTACCAATAGAAAACTCAAGAGTCGCCTTGTCTAAGGATGTTATTACCGAGTTTAATGTTATAAACAAATCTAAGTACATGGTCGAAACCAACTACAAGCTAGTAGATCAGATACTAAAGATATATCCAAAGCTAACCCTAGACCACTTCAAATCTGTAATAAAGCACAAGAAGGAAACGTGGGGAAAGGAGGGTGATTCAATGGAGATGTATAACAGACCATCAACAATATTTCGTAACGCCACCAAGTTTATGGGATACTATGAGGAAGCCCAGATTTATTGGTCAAAATTTAAATCATGAGACAAGAACTCAGAAACTTAGGCATAGATGTAAAAGAACATCACAGGGGTAACATAAAAGTTCCATGCCCAAAGTGTAGCCCAACTCGCAAGCATAAGAATGACCCATGCCTATCTGTAAATGTTGATGATGGAATATGGAACTGCCATCATTGTGGCTACCAAGGTGGCATTAAAAAGTACGAAAAGAAAGAGTACGTAAAGCCGCTCGGGGAATTAAAAAAAGTAAGCGATGGAATCATCGAATGGTTTTCAAAGAGAGGTATCAGAAACCAAACATTATTACGTTATAAAGTTTCAGAGGGCGTAGACTACATGCCACAATTACAGGCAGAAGTTAAGACTATACACTTTAACTATTTTTACAATGAAGAACTCGTTAACATCAAGTATAGAGATAATAATAAAAATTTTAAGTTGTTTAGTGGTGGGATGCTTGTTCCTTACGGCATTAATGTCATATCTGATAGTGACAATAATTATGTCATTATTTGTGAGGGAGAGATAGATGCCATGTCCTTCTACGAATGCGGACTGCATGCCGTTTCTGTTCCTAATGGGGCAAGCAAAGGCTCCCAGAAATTAGAGTGGTTAGACAACTGCTTTGAGTTGTTTGAAAACAAGAGAATCTATTTAGCCACAGACATGGATGATGCCGGATTATCCTTGCGTAATGAACTTGCAAGAAGACTTGGTAAGGAGAATTGCTACATTGTAGAGATGCCCTGCAAGGATGCCAACGAAGTCTTAGTTAAGCATGGTAAGGATGAGTTAGTTAAATGCTTCAAGGAGGCAAGACAATACCCTATTGAAGGTGTTGATGATGCAAGCAGTGTAAGCAAACAATTGTTTGAACTATATAAAATAGGAGAGCCTGTAGGTTACAATATATTTTATGAGCCGGAGTTTGTTTGGAACACGGGTCAGGTAAACTTGATTACCGGAATCCCGGGTCATGGTAAATCTACATTTTTAAAGAATGTTATTTACAGACTCGCATACTTCCATGGATTAAAGTTTTTCATTTACTCAGCAGAGGAGGCTAATACAAGCTATGCCCTATCAGACATGTTCAAGATTGCCACAGGTAAATCCTTCTTTAACTCAGAGGATCGATTATCTGAACAAGAAATGCAGGATCTTATTCCGTTCATGACTGAGCACTTTAAATACTACAATTTGAACGATAACGACCTTAGCATTGATGGCATTCTTGCTAAAGCTAAGGAATTGATTAAGAGGAATGGCATTAATGGCATAATAATCGACAACATGTCGACAGTTGAAAAGTCTATGTCATCACAGGATACGCAACGCCATCACCAAATTAAAAACATGATGAATGACATTGCTAGGTTTGCTAGGAATAATGACGTGATGATATTCATTGTAGCCCACCCCAGAAAGATATCTAAAACTGATGGTGGTAAATTAGCCGTGCCAAATGGTTACGATGTGGGTGATAGTTCGCATTGGTTTAACTTAACAGACAATGGGTTTACCATCTACAGGAACTATGAAACCGGATTGACCGAGAACCATCGTTGGAAGGTTCGGTTTGGGTACACTGGGACTACCGGCATGAGTTGTCTAAAATTTAATCCTAAAAATAGTAGGTATGAGTACACAGAGCAAGTCAAAGAAGAACGCACCAATGGTTTCAGCTCACTGCCAAGACCTATATAAGGAGGTATGGATTCCCGATCGGGGAGGAAAGCTACTTACCTATGTGTTGGATAAATCCGGTTCAGACCTCCTTAAGAAGGTTGATTTGCAAGATATTATTCCCGATAAGAAATATTTTCTACAGAGCTACACCAAAAAAGAAAAATTTTTTCCAACCGTATTTAATAAGTTAGTATCTTGGTCCACGATTACTGAGTTATCACCTAGAATATATGAGTATAAAAGCCAAGGCAAAGGGGAATAATTACGAGCTACAGATAAGGGACTTTTTCATCAAGAATGGATGGGATAAGGCTGTTACATCTAGGCTTGAAAGCAAGAGCAAGGATGATGCCGGTATTGACCTTTGCTACACTGATCCTTTTAATGTACAATGCAAAGCGGTAGAAAGTCTCGGATCTGTACACAAGATATTAGATAAGATGCCTAAGGATCAAAACTACAACCTTGTATTCCATAAAAGAAATAGGCAAGGCACAATAGTGTGCATGACCCTAGAAGATTTTGAGGAATTAATAATGATGTTAAAAACAATAATATGATATCGTACGGAACACACAATGCATGGTTTTTATTGCCATGTATCACAGTAATCTATGACCCAAAGGGGGAGGTTATTGAAAAGGGATTTGAAATCGGACTATATTTTTTGAACGCTTATTTAACAGTTAAACTATGAGTCAAGAATCAGCAGGAGCAATCTGGAAGAAGACCGTTAAGACCAAGAACGGAGAAGTAGAAGTGTTGAGTATCACTATCGGTGATAAGAGATACACAGCATGGCCGAACACTTTTAAAAAAGAAGGAGAAAAATCTCCAGACTATCGCTTGCAAGTGGATACCTACGAAAAAAAGGATGCACCAAAGGATGGTCTACCATTTTAATTAACGGGGGTCGCAAGACCCCTAAATTTAATTTATGATTATAGCATTTAGCGGATATGGCGGAAGTGGTAAGGATACTGCAGCCGAAATTATAAAGGCAATTGACAGTGATTGCGAGATAAAAAAGTTTGCCGGCAAGCTTAAACAGGTGGCAACAATTATCACTGGCATAAAGGATTTTGAAGATAAGAAGGATTTATTTGTTGTTAATCTAACAGGTAAATTAATGCAGATAAGCAAAAGAGACTACCTGCAATTATTAGGCACGGATTGTATTAGAACTATATTCCCCGATGCATGGGTTGATGCATTGTTTTTGGATTATCAAGGTTACAATCTATCAAGATGGCTTATTACAGACTTGAGATTTGACAATGAGTACAATAGAGTAAAAGAGCTCGGGGGATACGTGGTTAGGATTAACAGAGGCAAGCCTGCCAATGATCACAGTTCTGAAATCTTATTAGACAATCATGAATTCGACTACAACATTGAAAACAATGGAACGTTACAAGAGTTTTATAAAAACGTAAAGGAAGTATATGAATCTATATGTGACAGAGATCACGGCAATTGATAATGTTACCGGTTTACTTACCACCTATTTGGGTCCATACATTTCTGCACCCACATGGGAGATGGCAGAAAACTGGTGTAAATCAAATGCCGGATGGCTTCATGTAACTGGAAAGTTAGAAGAAGAGATTGATCACCCCGATAAATTTAACCCAATATGGAATTAAAAGAAATACATTCAGCTTTAAAGAGGGCTGTAGAGTCCGGAGATCCCTTAACAATAGGAATAGTATTAGGACAAACATTAGTTAATCTAGAAAAAATAATCAATGAACAAGGTATATCTAATAAGGACAACGTTAATCATGGCACTTCTCACACAAGTAACCCACGCAGCTCACCTGTTTTTAATTATATCTAAAACTAGCGGATGGATGGATGTTGTTATAAGTTACCTGTTTGCCATAAGTTTAGAGATGTCCATCTATATCTTCACCATCGAAGAGAAGAAGAGGGTGGCTACGTTCTTTGCGGTGGTATCGGTACTTATAAACCTTTTATACTATTGGAACTTTAGCAAGATAGACCAGTTTTTCTATGGTAGTTTGTTGGTGTCTTTTATAATGCCAATTACTATATGGAATTACAGTGACTTGATTGTTGGTTTACCAAAGAAACGTCCATACAATAGAAGGGAAAACTAGGGCACGAATGCCCTTAGTAATTACTTCTTTAACTTAGAAACAATTGACCAAATGGTTCCAATTAAAGCAGTTACAGAACCAATAGCCTCAACTGAGGTTGCCTCATCAAGAAGTCCCTTAGTAACTAGGATACCGCCAACGAAAGTTAATAGGTGTCTGATAACACCAAGTACTTGATCTTTATTCATAAAAAAATTTTTACAAATATAAACAAAATGAAGGAGCCAAATAGGGAACGAAAGAGTGAGATTAAGTATAAGATTACACTGAACGAAGAACAGAAGGAGGCTAAGAACTTAATTATAAACAACCAGATTGTAATCATTACAGGCAGGGCAGGTTGTGGTAAGAGTCTGATTAGTGCACAGACAGCCCTTGATTTTTTATTTAAGAAGCAGTGTAAAAAGATATTAGTCACCCGAGCTGCGGTAGAAACGGGCAGAACTCTCGGTTACTTGCCGGGTTCATTGAATGAAAAGTTTGATCCATACCTTGAAGCATTTATGGAGAACCTTATAAAGTGCTATGATGATATTAAGATTAACACCATCATAGAGGAGGGTAAGGTTATTGCATTGCCGGTGCAGTTCATCAGGGGTAAAACCGTGGATGACGTTTTAATTGTAGAGGAGGCACAGAACCTTACGAAGGCTGAAATGCTT